AGCGCACAAATGCGAATCATCAACCTCGCTCCGTACCCTGACAATGCTTGGGGTGATTCTTACACCATCGTTCGTGCCATTATTGCCGAGTACCAGTTTGCTGGTGCGGCAGGTACGGCAATTTAATAGGAGGACATGAACCATGGCCGCTCCAATGCGCAGTACCGACTTTCGTAGCATCGTCGAACCTATCTTGAATGAATGTTTCGACGGTGTCTACGACCAACGTGCCGATGAATGGTCTCGTGTTTTCACGGAACAAGAAGGCATTCCCCGTAACTACCACGAAGAACCCGTCTTGTACGGTTTCGGCGCGGCACCTCAGTTGCCTGACGGCACACCAGTGTCGTACCAACAGGGTGGTGTTCTGTTCCTGAAACGCTATGTGTACTCTGTGTACGGCTTGGCATTTGCTTTGACCAAAGTTTTGGTTGAAGACGGTGACCACATCCGTATTGGTCAGGTGTACGCACGTCACTTGGCTCAGTCATTGATTGAGACCAAAGAGACTTTGTCTGCTAACGTGTTGAACAACGCCTTCACAGGTGGTGCTACAGCAGGTGGCGACGGCGTGTCATTGATCAACACATCGCACCCTATCGTGAGTGGTACATTCAGCAACCAATTGGCTACAGCCGCCAATCTGTCACAGACATCGCTTGAGCAGATGTTGATCCAGATTCGTCAAGCTGTGGACAACAACGGTAAGAAGATTCGTTTGGTGCCCCGCCAATTGGTGGTCGCCCCCGGCAACGTCTTCCAAGCTGAAGTTCTCCTGAAATCCGTCTTGCGTGCTGGTAATGCAAACAACGACATCAACCCTGTCAAGTCCATCGGTTTGTTGGACGAAGGCGCGGCTGTGTTGTCACGTTTGACCAACGCATCAGCATGGTGGGTACAGACCGACGCTCCCGAAGGCATGAAGCTTTTGATGCGTCGTAAGCTCGAGAAGACCATGGAAGGCGACTTCGAAACTGACTCTATGCGCTACAAAGCAACAGAGCGTTACGACGTTGGCTTCACTGATCCTCGTGCAATGTACGGCACTGCTGGCGTCTAAACCCAAGTGGGGGGTTCGCCCCCTGCGTTTTAAGGAGAAAAGACAATGGCAAATCAAGTGACCAATATCGGCGGCATGTTGTCAGCCGTTACTACAACTTTTGCATACACCGATGCAACAGCAGTAACGATTGCAACAATTCCCGCTGGTGCACAGATCCAGAACATCCACATCGATGTGACTACAGCATTCAACGCTGGTACTACAAACACTGTTACCGTTGGTAAAACAGGTTCTGCCGCCGCTTTCGTTACCGCCACTTCGGTTGGTAGCGCAGGTCGCGCATCTGTTGCTTCAACGGGCGTTTATAGCGCATGGGCAAACACTGGAACCAGTGATGTCAGCGCTACTATTACGTACAGTCAAACTGGTACTGCCGCTTCTGCTGGCGCCGCTCGTGTGACGATCATCTACAAATACGCTGACGTCTGAAGGAGCACATCATGGGTCAATTTAAACCAATGGTGAAGATGATGACGACTGAACCAACAGTCGAACTCAAGCTCAAAAAAGGCGGATCCGTTAAAAAGGCTGACGGCGGAATGATGGCTATGCCAACATCCATGCCCTCCTCTATGCCTGCACGCGGTGGCATGATGCCCGTAGCTCGTCCTAAGCGTCCTTCAATGGCAATGCGCCGTGCCGCTATGGCTGGTGCGACCATGAAGGAAGGTGGCGAGTCGCCTAAAGAGCACAAAGCTGAGATGAAAGCCCTCAAGGGTCTTAAGTCTGAGTTGAAGTCTCATGAAGGTAAACCAGCAAGCAAAGGTCATAAAGGTCTAGCTACTGGTGGTATCGCCAAGTCGACGAAGCCCGGGGGTTATGCCACGGGTGGCGTTGTCAATGGTCAAGGTGGTTATAAAAAGGGTGGCGCTATCGCTAAAGATGGCATCATCAACACCGAAGGTCAAGGCGGCGAATATCGCAACACCAAGATGGACACAGCTAAGCCTGACAACAACAGCGCCCCCACAGGTGATGTCAAGTTAGGTAACGGCGGTGGTTACAAAAAAGGTGGTGCGACAAAAAAGCGCTACGCTACGGGGGGAGCTGTTAACGACAGCGGTCGCGCCGTAGCCTACCCAGCAAAAAAGAAGTCTGCTCCTGTCAGCAATGACCGTCAATCTGGCACCTTTAAAAAGGGTGGCAGTGTGACCCCAGCCGAGAAGAAAGAGCAATCTGCCTTCGCGTCTGAGAATGCTACTGCAATGAAGCAAGCGAAAGCCCAGAGCAATTTGAAGTATCAAGCTGGTGGGAGCACAACAACTGACCTGTCAAAGGGTGCTTACGACAAATCGATTGGCCCAACTGAGAGTGAAATGGACATGGCTAAAACCATCCGTAGCATTCCAAGCAAGCTGTACGAGGGTGCGAAGAGCCTGTTTACTAGCAAGGACAAACCTACGGGTTCTGTCACCAAGACTGAAAAGTCCGTGACGGTAACTCCTGCTAGAAAACGTGGTGGATCAGTAAAGTGCTGAACCTAGGTGGGGGCTTCGTGCCCCCGCTTTTAATTGAGGAATAAATAATGGCTGATGCAGTTACAAGTCAAACGCTACTCGATGGTGAGCGTCTTGCAATCATGAAATTCACAAACATCAGTGATGGCACTGGTGAAACGGCAGTTACTAAAGTCAACGTGTCAACTCTTACGCCTAGCGCATCTGGAAAAGCTTGCACTGGCGTTGTGGTCAACAAAATCACTTCTGTTTGCCACGGCTTAGAAGTTCGCATGTACTGGGACGCAACAACTGACGTTCCTTTTTTCCTGTCAACCATCAACACCAATTACGAAAACGATTTTTCAAGATTTGGTGGCATTACAAATAATGCTGGAACGGGTAAAAACGGTAACATTGTGTTTAGTACTTCTGACGCAAGTTCTGGCGATACATACACCGTTGTGCTTGAGATGGTTAAGTCTTACGCCTAATCATGCCAAGCAAATCACCAGCTCAACATCGATTGATGGAAGCCGCCGCTCATACGAAGGGTGGCTTTGGTGGTGTTCCCCAGAAGGTCGGCAAAGAGTTTGCTAAGGCTGACAAGGGTAAGAAGTTTAAAGAAGGTGGTCTCTATGACAACATTCATGCAAAACGTGAAAGAATATCTGAAGGCTCTGGGGAGAAAATGCGCAGAGTTGGTAGCAAAGGTGCGCCAACGGCTGAAGCCTTCAAGCAATCCGCCAGAACAGCCAAAATGAAAGATGGTGGCCCGAGCCTAGCCATCGGTCGCGGTGAGAAGCTTCCTGCCAAACAAGGTGCTGGTTTGACCGCAAAAGGTCGCGCTAAGTACAACCGCGAGACTGGATCAAATTTAAAGGCTCCACAACCCCAAGGGGGCTCGCGTAGAGACTCGTTTTGCGCGAGAATGGAGCCTATAGCAGAAAAGAGCGAAAAGGGCAGTAGAGCGAGGGCTTCTATGCAACGCTGGAACTGCCCAAGCTGGTAAGGAAACACAATGGCGTACTCAGACACATACGGTCAAACAGTCAATGTCCAAACCCTGATTGATCATGGTGCGAGACGTGCAGGCAAATTAGCCGAAGAGTTGACCTCTGAGCAACTTGTGTCTGCTCGTCAGTCGCTGAGCTTCCTTCTCCAGAACCTGATCAACATCGGGATCCAGTATTTCGCCATCGATAAGATCGTTTTGGGCGTCTCTGCGAACAATTACATATACAACCTACCCGTAGGTGCAAACGACGCTCTAAACGTGCTTTATCGCACCATGAGCCGCCCTTCTTGCAGTTACTCAAGCTCCGCTGGTGGTACTGTTTCCAACGTAGGCGACAACAACGTCGACACGTACTGTCAACAGACCAGTGCAAACGGGAACATTTCAGCTAACTTTGGGACAAATAACCCCATCTATGCTGGTTCAATTGGCATCCTTCCCTACATTTCAGGGGGTGGAAGCTCAACTTGGACACTAACCCTCGAATATTCGACTGATAACAGCACTTGGACAACGCTTGAGAGCCTTGGATCAGTTACTGTGACGGATAACCAGTGGATTTGGACTGATATAAACCCCGGGCAATCCGTGCAGTACTACCGCGTACGTGCTTCAGGTGGAACTACGCTTGCTTTGCGTGAGTTCTACGTGGGAAACAACTCCACCGAGATCACCATGTCTCGTTTGAACCGCGACGACTACACCAACCTGCCAAACAAGAACTTTACGGCTAACCAACCCTTCCAATTCTGGTTTGACCGCACAATTCCTCTGCCCTCGCTGTATTTATGGCCCGTCCCCAGTGACCCATTCGTCCAAATTACCGTGTGGTACAGCAAGCAGATCATGGACGTAGGTTCACTGACTGATGAGCTGTACATCCCCACGCGCTGGTACGAGGCGACGCTGATGATGCTAGCGCATAGGATGAGCTTAGAGCTCCCAGCGGTTGACATGCAACGCATCCAGTACCTTGAAGGTCAAGCTGAGAAGTACCTGAACATGGTTGAGCAGGAAGAGCGCGACAAGTCTCCGATCTACTTTGCTCCGAACATTAGTGTGTACACAAGATAATGCCAGTCTTTCTCGACACTCGTGGAAACGCTACCTTATCGATAGCGATCTGTGATCGTTGCAAGATGAAGCGCGACCATGACCAGATGAGACCCGACCCGAACTTCCCCGGGCTTCAAGTCTGTGGACAAGGCTGTGCCGATGAGAAAGATCCCTATAGACTTCCAGCCCGAAAAACTGAGAGAATAACGATCAGATTCCCACGTCCTGACGTGAGCGTTGCCGCCAATGACAACAACATTGTCACTACCCAAAACGGTATCACTGGTGGTAGCTTCATCATCTCGACTGAGGGAAATACTCAGGATCCTGAGAATAATGGTAACAACGACCAACTGAGCCCATAATATGTCCGCACAAGTAACGATCACGCAATTACCAACCGCTGGCGCAATTACGGGCACGGAGCTCGTTCCGATTGTTCAGAACGGTCAGACGGTACAGACAACGACAGCCGCTATTGCTGGTTCACCTAGCCAAACACAGACGTTCCTCACAAAAAACCAAGAACCAACACTGCCTAACAGTCGCGCATTGGCTGGCGGTACAGGCATAGGTTTAACTGACAATGGAGCGCAGTCAACCCTTCAGGTGTACTTGAATGGGGTCTCAGGAAGCCTTGAAACGGCGTCTAACGGGATTATTGCCAAGTCTGGTGGAGCAGTAGTAGCTCGCACATTATCGACGTCTGGGAACGGTATAACCGTTGCTGACGGTAGTGGTGTATCAGCTAACCCAACATTCTCACTGACAGGTGTTGCCGCTTCTGTGGCTAATTTGTCAGGAACTGGTGTTCTTGCCCTAACTAGCTCTGGAACTGCGGTGTCTGGTCGTGAGCTGACTGGGACTGCTAATCAGATTGCCGTGACCAACGGAACTGGTGCCTCTGGTAATCCTACATTTGCAATTGCTGATAACGCGGTGTTCCCCGGGATCGAGGGCGTGACCATTCCTGCTGGCACAACAGGACAGCGACCAATCTCTCCAAATAATGGTGAACTTCGCTACAACACGTCAAGTAGCCGTATTGAGGCTTACATTGGTGGCGCGTGGGTAACCATGGGTAGCGGAGATGGTTCTGTCACTTCTGTTTCTGGAACCGCTGGTCAAATTTCTGTTGCAAACGGTACAACAACGCCTCAGATCAGTATTACTACGAACCCCGTGATCCCCGGGACTGCGAGCATCTCCCTACCAGCAGGTGGTACTGCGGCGAGACCCGGCTCCCCTACCAACGGCATGATCCGCTACAACACCGACTCGTTGGTGTTTGAGGGTTACCTAAACAACGCATGGACTGCCTTTGCTTCGTCTGGTGTGGGTGTTTTAACGGTCAACACTGGCACAGGCTTGACGGGTGGCCCGATCACCTCAACAGGCACAATCTCTATTGACAACACCGCTGTGACTGCTGGTAGCTATACCGCCGCCAACATCACAGTGAATGCACAAGGTCAGCTTACAGCGGCAAGTAGCACAACCTCATTGGTGAGCACATTTAGCGCTGGTACAACAGGTCTGACACCTGCCTCCGCAACGAGTGGTGCAGTAACGCTTGCTGGTACTTTAAACCCAGCCAATGGTGGTACTGGTGCAAACACACTGACTGGTTATGTGAAGGGTACTGGCGTAACAGCCATGACCGCTAGTCCGACAGTCCCAACGACTGATCTGAGCGGCACCGTTACGAATGCTCAGTTGTCAAACAGTTCACTTACTGTTGGTACAACAAACATTGCTCTAGGCGCTACGTCACTCACCTTAGGTGGTTTGACTTCTGTAGCTGTTACGCAAGATCCTTCTACAGCGTTGCAAGTTGCCACAAAGCAGTATGTTGACGGACTGGTTACTCAAGGTATTTCATACCATAGCCCTGTCTACGTTGAGTCTCCAGATACTGCTGGCAACTTAAATGCGACGTATAACCAGCCCGGTGGCGCTGGCGACGGCGTAGGCGCTACTCTGACCAATGCAGGCACACAGGCGGCTTTGACCATTGACGGTGTTCTGACAACCGTTGGTATGCGTGTGTTGATCTACAACCAAACCAATGCTGTTCAGAACGGCGTGTATACGGTGACCACTGTTGGTACAGTCTCAACAAACTGGGTACTTACTCGTGCAACTGATGCAGATACCTATGGTCTACGTGACCCTGATGCTTTAGGTTACAACGACGCTTTCTTTGTTCAGGCTGGTAGCACAGGCGCTGGTGAAACATACGTTGTTACAACAACTGGCGTTATCGTTTTTGGCACAACAGCAATTACGTTTGCGCAGATTTCCTCCGCTCAGGTCTACACAGCAGGCAACGGCTTAACACTGACAGGAACTCAGTTTGCTTTGACAGCCCCTGTTACTGCTGTAAATGGCGGAACTGGTCAGACTTCGTACACCACTGGTGACCTGCTGTATGCGTCAAACTCTACGACGTTGTCTAAGCGAGCCATTGGAACTGAAGGCTATGCTTTGAGGGTAGCTAGTGGTGTTCCATCATGGCAATTGCTTTCCACTGGCTTCCCTGTCACATTGCACTCTGGCGTAACAGTAGTTGACGTTCCAATTGCAAATGGTTACTTCCCTGTGCTGTTGCACAATGGGGTCACCAGCGTCAACGTAACCTGCTTCTGAGGATTAAAAAATGGCATCCAAATATTCACTTGTTCTCAGCGGAACGTCCGTACAGGAACTCCAGATTGGAGATACCTTAAACCTGTCTCAAGCGGACAGTTTATCGTTGACCACTGGTGTAACGGGCGTCCTTCCAACCGCCAATGGCGGAACTAATTTGTCTTCGTTTACTGCCAACGGAGTCATATTTGCTTCTAGTACAAGCGCACTAGCTCAAGCAACTAATCTCTCCTATAATTCGTCAACGAGTGTGTTGACTGTTGGGACAGGCACAACTGGCGGTATTTCTGGAGGAACCTTCTAATGGCGGCAACAAATTTCACCCCTATTTCGCTGTACTACAGCACTACAGCGACGACAGTCCCGTCTGCTGGCAACTTGGTCAACGGTGAGTTGGCTTTGAACATTGCCAATGCGGACATGACTTTGTACACAAAGAATGCTTCTGGCGTTGTTAAACGCATCATGAACAATCCAGCCAATTTGATTTATCCAACTGCGGATGGAACAAACGGTCAAGCGCTAGTGACAAATGGTAGTGGCACACTG